CGAGATCCTCTCTGGTCTCGTGGGCTCGGAGATGTGTATAAGAGACAGGTAGTATGGCACGAGCAGTATCGACAATTCGGGCGTTACTAAAGGATTATGTAGGCGAGATCACTCTGGCTGAGATAGACGCTAGATGTGACTTAAAGACTTGCGAAATCTCAATGGCCTTATGCTACTTACTAAAGCAGAGATATGTCACTCGCGTACCTATAAAGTCTAATCAGATACTAGGCCGAAAAGAAGTCTGGCTGTACACCTATTACACAAAGAGACAACCTATTGTGTCCTGAGTGCGCTATAGCAGAGAAGAACCCTAACTCTGGCTTATATCAATTCAATTGCCGCAGTTGCCGACAAAGACTAATATCTAAGAATAATTGCAAAGAAGTAAGAAAGAAGCTAGTCATCCAGTTTAGAAAGTGGGGTGAGAACGAGGCAACAGAAGATGGGGTCTGCAAGTGCAAGGAGTTCTGTTATAGACAGAGGATGGTAGATGGACGAGGCTGATTATGCTAACGAGCAAGCAGAGAAACGACTAGAACTCTTAATTAAACAGGCTAGTAAGCCATTAGTTAAAGGAGTTCCGGGAGACTGCGACCTGTGTGGCGAGTGGTCAGGTAGGCTAGTAGATGGATGCTGCTCTCCATGTCGAGATCGCTACAAAATTAAATAACTAGGAGAGATAAATGAGTCATTCACCACAGCAATTCGTACTAACACTACTACATTCAGTAACTAACGCTCACATACTGCACTTCCAGACCAAAAGCTACAGCGAACACGTTGCTCTAGGCGCTTACTACACGGAAGTAGAAGAGCTAGTAGACTCATTCGTAGAGGCATATCAAGGCTGCTACGGAATCATAGATGACTATGAGAAGTATTATCTACTGCCTACACCACCACTAAAGTATCTAACAAGCCTAAGTAAGTATGTAGAAGATGAAAGAAAGAGACTGCCGCAAGACTCAGAGCTACAGAATATAATAGATGAGATAGCACAACTAATCGACAGCACCATCTACAAGCTGAAATTCCTAGCATGATACGCATAGCATGAGGCCAACATACGAAACGCAACAAGATTTAAACAGAGAAAGGGATATTGCTTCTTTTCTTGAAAAAACATGGTTTTGTGAGATGGCAAAAATGCCTGTTAGATACCACTTAGATTATGTAATGAAAAGGAAGGGAAAGGCTGTAGGTTTTTGTGAGATCAAGACAAGAAACTACACGATGGAGGCAATTGATAATATGGGTGGCTATCTGCTTAGTATTGGCAAATGGTCATCAGCCAAGCAACTGTATGATTGTAGCAAGTTACCATTTATTTTAGTAGTCTGTACATTGGACGCAATATGGTATGCAAGGTTTACAGAGTTTGTACCAAATAGCGTAGAGGTAAAGGGCAGAGTAGACAGAAATGATTGGCAAGATGTAGAGCCTTGCGTCCTATTGGATACAAAGTTGTTTATAAGAATACCATTCGCCAACGAAATTAATTAACGGAAACGATATGATACGCATGGTCAAGACACATAACGGCTATCAGATTCATGAGATAGTCTGCGATCCTACAGGAACGCCAGTAAGTAGCTTCCCGGCAATAATACAAGGCATGACAAGGCTTGACGCTCTAAAGTATATGGAAGATGTAATAGATGCAGCCAAGCTACCAGCGATACGACTCAATGAAAAGCGAGATATATGATGGCAATAAAAAAACACAAGATACAAGGAGCAGGGCCGGGCAGACCTAAAGGGGTCGTTAACAAGTCTACAAGCAACGCTAGAGAGGCTATAGCTCGGTTCGTGGATGGGAATGCACACAGAGTACAGCAATGGCTAGACGCGATTGCAGCAGAGAATGGGCCACTAATGGCGTTCAGATGCTACACAGACATGATCGAGTACCATGTACCAAAATTGAGCCGCACAGAACTCACAGGCAAGGATGATGGGCCAGTACAGGTGACTATCAAATGGAAAGCACCGAAATAGAGATGGACTACCAGCCTCGGCTGGCTTTCATGCCGTTCCACAATCGCACCCAGCGATGGGCCTGTCTAGTAGCTCATCGACGTGCAGGGAAAACAGTCGCAGCAGCCAACGATTTGATACGAGCAGCGGCAGAATGCCAGAGTCCTTGGCCTCACTTTGCCTACGTCACGCCCTATCGATCACAGGGTAAATCTGTAGCTTGGCAATACTTAAAGCACTACGCTCGTCCTATTATGAAATCAGCTAACGAGGCTGAATTATTTATTACTTTGCTGAATGGAGCAAAGATCAGCATATTTGGGGCCGATAATGCGGATGCGATGCGTGGTTTGGGATTTGATGGGATTTTTCTGGACGAATATGGCGATTTTCGTCCAAGCGTCTGGGGATCGGTCATACGGCCCGCACTGTCCGACCGTCAAGGCTGGTGTGTATTTGCTGGCACGCCAAAGGGTAAAAACCAGTTCTGGGACATCTACAGCGCGGCTCAGAGAATACCTGATGAGTGGTTTTGCATGGAACTCAAGGCGTCTGACAGTAAGTTATTGCCCGAGGGTGAGCTGAATGCAGCCAAAGCTCAACTATCAGAAGATCAATATCTACAGGAGATGGAGTGCAGCTTCGAGGCAAGCATTTTAGGAGCGTACTACGGTACAGAGATGCGAGAGGCTACAGAGCAAGGGCGCGTCACTAAAGTTAACTATGACAATAACGTGCCGACTCACACGGCTTGGGACTTAGGATATAGAGATGATACGGCTGTCTGGTTTTATCAGGTAATCAGAGATGAAGTACATTTAATAGACTTTTACTCGGTTTCGGGTGCTAATATTGATGAAATAGCTGCAAATATCCTAGCAAGACCGTATAATTTCGGTAAGCACCATTTACCGCATGATGCACGAGCTAAGACGCTGGCGGCTGCTGGTAAGTCAGTAATCGAGCAACTGGCGGTGCATTTCGGCATTAATAGCCTAGCTATCGTGCCTGATCTAAGTGTGCAAGATGGTATACAGGCTGTTCGTAAAGTCTTGCCGCAGTGCTGGTTTGACACAGAGCGATGCAATGAAGGTATCGAGGCTTTACGTCAGTATCAACGAGAGTATGATGAGGACAAGAAGGCGTTTCGGCAGACACCAAGACATGACTGGTGTAGTCATCCGGCAGACGCCTTTAGAATGTTAGCAATAGCATGGCGGTCAGAGCCGCGAGTCAGACAGCCTGATGCAGCTAAACCGCTAATGGTAGGAGAGCAAAACACAGCAACACTTAACGATGTGTGGGCGCAAGCAAATCAACCTAAGAGAGGCAGAATATGAGTGGCATAGCAAATCCCTATAGATACCAATACGAACACGTTGCAGCAAGTCAGTCAGCACAAGTTTTAGGCGGCACAGGAGCAATCGGTGACTACATCCACAGACTAATATGCACAGTCACTACGGCCGCGACAGGCAACGTAGTTCTGGTAGATGGAACAGGAGTAGGCATACTGACCCATACCATCGTCCCAGCATCGCCCGGCACAGGTATCAATGTATACAATATCGAGATCAACGCTGCATCTACTACTGGCGCATGGAAGATTACGACAGGAGCGGGTGTTGAGGTTATGGCTGTAGGTATATTCTCAGCCTAATGCCTAGTCCATCACAACTAGCTGCTGGACTACAGACCTATACGCCAAAGCGTACTTTGTTGCGTGAAACGGTCAATGGCGTTGAGATTACGCCACAGCAGTCTGCTGCTCTATCTGCGACTAACCCTGCATACCAAGCAATGGACGCATACGGTGAACAGGCTAAAGCTAGATTAACTGGCGCACCAGCAGTAGACCCGTCACTGGATACCTTTGCAGAACAAGCTAGAGCTAGAATGATGGCTAGAAAAAATGCCCTCCGCTAAAGAACTAGCCAAAGCTCTTGCTAGGCAAGACTCAGTAACTCAGCAACCTCGCAACAGGTTTCTGGGTGCTATAGCTGACGCTGCTGGCTATGTATCCGATCAAGCCGACAGGTATGTAGTGCCGGAACGCGATCCTTTATTTGGCGGTATGCGTGGTGGCGATCTACTGCCATTTAGGAACGTCAACAGACTGCTAGATGATCTTAGCTATGGTGGACGCATAACTACAGGCAGAGGACAGACTACAGCGTTAAGGCCGGAGGTGGTTGACCTTGCTGGAGTCGCTGGTGCAATGATGCCTGTTTCTAAGGGGTTAGGTAAGGCTGCACTGAGAGAGGGTGCTAGAC